TTAAAAACAGAGCCGTGAACTATTATCTCGCACAGGCAGCTGTCCAGATGGCAAAAATACGCTTGGAAGACGATGACACGCCTTCCTTTGACGCGCTTAATGAATCGTGGAGCAATGACGAGGCGACTTTTAAAGAATTTGCAATTAGCCGAAATAAGTGTGTTGTTGCCTGGTTTGCCGGCACAAACAGGAACGGCGAAAGCATTTGGCGGTACGGATTAAAGGACGAAGAGAGTAAAATAAATATTAACAAAGCCTCATCCGAAGTTATACAAAATATTTTTGAGGTTGCGGCAGGACTGCCTTCCATTGAAGCAGAGCCGATCACCGCGTCGATCATTGATTGGCGCGATGAAAACGATGACCCGGAAGAGTATGGGACAGAGAGCAGTTATTATCTCACACCTCGGACTGCTTACATCACAGACAGGCGACAGGTTCCGTGAAGAATGGGGATTGGCTTCTGAAGTCTTGCAAGCCAGTAGATTACCTTCAGCCAAAGCACAAACAATTATCACAACAATGCAGTCTTTCCGCAGTAAAGAGAAATTGCTCAAGTGGGCAGATAAATTATCTTTTGGAACTGGGACACTTGAACGCCTTGACATCGGACTCATCATCATCGATGAATGTCACTTGGTTGGGAATAATAGTTACACTGATATTCTTAGTATGTTTCCTAATGCTTACGTTATAGGATTCACAGCTACACCGTTCAGACAGAATAAGTTAATGACCAATATGTTTGATGAGGTAGCGTACAGTGTGAGTATGCAGGAGCTGATAGATCAGGGGTTTCTAGTTCCACCTAAGTTACATCTTACCCCATTCGATACAGAGGATATGGCAGACGTAGCGTCTAAGATAGCTGAAATCTATTCTAAGAAGCATAAGGGTCAGAAGGCTGTAGTTTATATGAGAACAATAGAGGAGGCTAATCTCCTCCGTAATATACTGGTGGACTGTGATATAAGTGCAAGAGCTGTCACATCAGAACTAACAGGGAAACCAAGAGATGAATTACTTAAAGAATTTCGGAGCGGTGGTGGTCCTGCTGTTCTTACTACCGTTGATGTTCTTACTGCTGGTTTCGATTCTCCTAATCTCATGGCTATCTTTATGCCTTATAAAGTTGGTAGTGTCACGACATACTTACAGCGAGTTGGGAGAGGCTTGCGACCTTATGATGGAAAAACTCACTGCGATATTTATGCGGGTTCTAATTCTCCTGGCATCGAATCTGGATTCTGGGAAAAAATAACCAGACAGATACTCAATGCTGGACGTACAGACTACGACAATATGCTTGATGTACTCGAGTTAGGTAAGAATGATTATAGCGAAGAGGAATATCTATGGACCCAAGATGTAGTTCGTATGGCCAAGGAGGCTAAAGCTAAGGGGATGCATAAGTTATTTGATATGATAGTAACTAAACAATTCCCCGATGCTATGTTAAACTTAATGCTTGATACTCCTCCATGTACGACCAAGAAGAATGCCAAGACTAAGATGACTAAGGGACAAGAGAAGTATCTGAAGGGCATAGGTCTTTACGCAGAGGGACTTACAAAACAGGAAGCTAGTAGTATACTATGGAATCACAAGTTAAGTAAGGGATGGACACCCCCTAAAGATGAAGTCATTCAAGAGGGGAAACACAAGGGCAAACATTTCAGCCAAGTTCCTCCGATGTATTGGAAGGTGATATCCAAATATCCAAACGAAACATACCGAGCGTATAAACGCTACAAAAATAAGATAGGAGGGAAGAAGTGAAAATTAAGATTGATCTATTATTTAAGCCTGCATTCTGGGACGCATTCAATTCCATGATGAGAGTTGAAGCATTCATACCTGCTGATAAGTTATTGCTTGTGAAGTGCAAGAGATATCTATCAGATGAGTATCTTGCATTACGTGAGACATTCGCAGATATGAAACAGGAGCAGCAGAAAGAATTACTTGAGGGTGAGATGGATTTACCTTCAGATTATGTTAAGTTATTTGATACTAACAACCTCGCTGAGTTCCTAACTGCCGCACAGTTATTTGAATTATCAGCCATAACACAAGGATAATTATGTCAGAAGAAAACGGAACAACACCAGAAGCAACTGAACCAGTAGTACATGCACCAGCTACTCCACCAGCCGTTGAAAGCGTAGGGATTAAAGAGACTATGGAAGTCTTAGATGCTCTTGACCTTATCGGTAAGACTGTAGTTAAAGCCCTAGAAGATGGGAAGATTACTACAGGCGATCTAGTTCACTTAGCTGACCTAGCAAGAAACCTAGACAAGCTAATGACAGGTATCAAAGGCGCAGATGATGCTATCAAAGAACTGAAAGACCTTGATCAGGCTGAGCTTCTAACTGTAGTAGTTAGAGTATTTGGTATCGTTAAAGGTATCGCTAAAGCCAAGACACAAAGAGGACTTTAGTATGGGGGCTACGATAGTAGCCTTCTTAAAAGCATTACCAGCGGCTGTCAAGATACTCTCAGAACTCAAGGAAGACTTCAGGGAATTTAAGGATGGCCGTGATGATGCTCGTTTTGAAGAGTATAAGCAGAAAGTTGATAAACAAGTCGAGAGGTTAAAACATGCTAAGAACAAAGCTGAAACTGCCAGCATTATTGCTGACCTTAATTCTATTAAGTAGCTCTAAGTGCGACTTTAGACCTGCACCACAGGGTGAATTATGTGGCGTACATGCTGATGCTGATGCTTTAGTAGTATGCAATGACCCAAGAAGAGATGAACCTAACTATGAGAGGTATATCAAGAAGGGTGATATCGTTACCAATGGTGATAGATATGGTCAACTCAAGATATACTGCGAATCGTTAAGAACAGACCTCAAGAAATGTAAAAGAAAAAAGTAGAAATAGCAATAGCTATTATGCGATATGGTGCTATGACCCCCCTCATTTGCACCGTATCGTTTTTTGCCGTAAAATGTCATAATGATCTACATTATTGGCGACACCCAAAGTAAGAAAGATGTAAAGAATCCGTTGATACCAGTTGCGTACCACATCTGTGAACTAAAACCAAAGACAGTAATCCACCTAGGTGACCATTGGGATTTCCCTTCATTGTCATACTACGACAAAGGCAAGAAGTCTCATCGTGTACATACCTATAAGGCTGACGTTGATGCAGGTAACTTAGCTATGGCTGAGTTCTGGATGATCATCGAGCAGTTATGGCCTACATACAGGAAGGACTGTACATTCCATATCCTCGAGGGGAATCATGAGGATCGTCGCAATAGAGCTATGGAGTTCTGTGATGATAAAGACCTACCATACTATACAGACCATCAACCAGATTATACCAACTGGAGCCACGTACACGAGTTCCTTAAGATCGTAACCATAGAGGGCATCAGGTTCTCTCATTTCTTCCAGAATCTAAATTCAGCTCATCCCATAGGTACAGCAAGGCAGCTATGTTTGAAGAAGCACAGGAGCTGTATAGCGGGTCATAAACAGGGATTTGACTACGAGGAGATGATGGATGATGAGGGGATGATCCAATGTATGATCGTCGGCAGCACATATTTCCATGACGAAGCATATAAGAAACAATCAAACCACCACTGGAGAGGCACAGTAATCCTCTATAATACAGATGGCAAAGGTCAATACGACTATGCCAGGTACTCATTAGACTTTCTAGAACGAACCAAGATAAAATAACCCATAGCCATGGATGGCTTAATGCTTGGGCTGATACGACATGGATGTTATATCGGCTCTTGTATTAGAAGAACCTCTCTATAGGTTACTCTACTACCTGATGTATATATATGTGATGTGATGGACTATCTGCCTGCCTGCTTATATAGGAATAAATCAATAACTTAGCTCATGTCAATACGCAAAGTCCAAATATGTAAAGCTGACTTTACTTAACCTTGATAATAATCTCAATAAACTTGTTTAGAGAGTCTGCCTTGCTATTCTCTTCACACTCTGCATCCTCATCTTCTGGTACATCTTTATCCATAAGTTTTGCCATGTCATCTACAGTGGGTAGACCGTCTGTTCTCTTAACCTTCTGACGTTCCTTATCGATATCCTCGATATTCTCGATGTCTTTATTCCTAGGTTCTGCTTTAATGTCTGGTGAAAATGCCATGTCTACTTCCTTTTAGGTCTAGCCTTACGAGCACCACGAGCACCACGGGCTTTGAGTTTCTTCTTAACCTTATCTCTTGAGAATGCTTCCTTAGATGTCTCAGCCTGTGACTTCTTAGCTTCTCTTAATGTCTTCTTCTTCTGTCTCTTTTTCTCTTCCTTGGTGAATTTCCTCTCCTTAACTGGAGATACTATATCCCTAAGGACGCTATGAACAATCTTCGCAGGGTCTTTCTCATCATCAACAAATCTAGCCTTCTTGATACCTCTTGATACCTCATCTAATATCTGCGGAGGAAGTAATGGTAAACTCTTTAAAACCTTAACGGCAACTGCTGATGCTTGGTTATTAGTCTTAAGTCTACCAGTTTTCTTATCTCTAAATATATCTAATGCCTCTAATGCATCATCACCTATTAATGATATCGTACTCTCTTGTACGTCAACCAATGCGTTATCAATATCAGGCCTAACCTTCTTCCCTGTGAATAGATCATGATTAAACAAGACCTCATAGGGAGTTTTAAATAGTGGGTTAATACTTCCTGTTGGACTATTAGATAGACTCAAAGCTTTCAATGCATCAACAGGGGATGATTCTGGAGACTGGAATATCACATTACCATTAGGTGCTATACGTACACCCTTCTGTCTCATCCACCCTGGAATCTGATTACGCTCATCTTCAGTAGGTAATCTACCTGACTGAGCGAATAACTTCTGACTCTTTACTATCCTTGAAGCAGGACTGCCTTTAAATACTTTCGCACTGAACAGATCAGAGAAGTCTTTAATACTCTCAGTACCACCATCGAATGCCTTATCTAGAAAGAAGTCGATGTTCTTAGATGTGAATGTCCAGAATGGGAATACCCTTTTCATGACTAGGTTTTCAAATGCTGTCGTGTCACCGTAATCAAAGAAGGTATCGTTAACAATCTTAGATGCCCGTTTAAGTACCTCAACAGTTTCTTTAACCTCTAATAACCTTACTGGATCAGTAATGGCTCCAGCCCTAGCTTTAGGCATAAGGTTCATCACGCCTCTTAATCTTCCATTTGGAAACTCATCTGTAACTTTAATTACATTTTTGAAATGTTTATATTCATCAGCCAGAGACTCAGCAACATCTTTAAATACAGTATGTCTGGCCATAGCCTCAGCTCCTGACCCTACCTGTCCCATTGAGTTCCAGTATTTAGAGTCGAGCCAATCTGCTGCCTTCCTTACACCACCCCTATTGTTTAATATTTCATCACGTAACTTAGATGACACACTTCCTTTACCTACAAGTTTAAGTAGGTCAGGGTTATCTGATATGGATTTTCTAAACTCCATGAACTTATTAGCTTCTATAGCTCCAAACTCACCTGCCGCATCTATCCATTGGTCTTCCATTTTTAATCCAGCACTACCAATATCAGGGTCAAAGACACCTAGCAATTTCTGCATAGTGTTCTTACCTGCAAATCTAGATATTCTTCCCGCTGTTAATTTATCACCGAGAGCAACTGCTCCTTGTGCTGGGGTTTTAAGTCCAACCCTAGCCGCAGACATTGGACCATTAGCTATAAACGCTTTGATGACATTGTCGGCATAGTTCGTCTTAGACCAGCTAGCACCAGATGCTAGGACTTTACTTTTAAAGTAGCTCAACATCTGATCTTGAGTATCTAGACCTTTTCTTGCCGCATCTAGATACCATCCATTACCGCTTTCCGGTCTAAATTTACCACTAATTATATCGAGCATAGATGTATTTCTAAGTTTAAGCTTGTTCTTATAAAGCTCACTCATCATATCTCTTGCTACTTTCTCATAATCTCTAAGGAACAGATTGGCATACTCCTGACCGCCTATATCACGTAACTGCTTAGGGGTTAATTTACCATCAGCACCTTCAACGACATCTGATAATCTAAGTCTCGCACCAACCTTGGTATCGAAGTTTCTGATTAACGATTCGCCATGATCATCGAGCTGATTAAAATCTAACGTATGTAATCTGATAGGATGAAATTGTTTCATCATCATTTTCTTAGATGCTTTACCATCAAGTTTTGCAGCACGAGCAGCGATCTCATCGTTGTACGTTCTAGCCAAATCTATATTAACCTTATAGAACTGCTCAACAGCATTGAACATATCAGGGTCACGCTCTACAGATTTAAGAACCTTCTCAGCCATGAAGTTGTCTACTTCTTCTGTGGCCTGCTTGTTTGCTATGTGAAACTTATTATACTTACCACCTGATGCTTTTAATTGATCTCTTCTGATATTTCTAAGACTAGAGAACTCCTCAAATCCACTCTCTATTGTCTGATTAAACTTTAAGAACTTCTCGTCTATCTGGGCGTCATTAAGACCTGACTGTCTCATATGGTCTATAAACTCATCATCAAATCTCTTCTTAACCTTATGATATTCACGCTCAAACGGCTTAACATTCTTACCTATATTGGCAACAATCTTATGGAAATCACTGAATCCACCAGAGAAATCTTTACCACCCTTAGCAACACGCTCCTCTACGAACTCATGAAACTTTTTAAATACTGGCTTATTAGCCGCCTTAACGGCAAGGTCTGTTCCAAACTTACCAATATCACCTGCCGTTCTAGCTCCAACCTTTAATAATGGAGAACCAGCTCCCCCTATCACAGCACCACTAGCTATCTTTCCTGCCGCATCGACGAAGTCATCATCTTCCTGAATAGACATTGCACCAAGTGTTGCACCTGTAGCTGAACGCTCTGCTGTCTTCCTGGCTATTGGACCATCTAATGCACCAGCAATCCTCTTGCCTAATCGTGTCTTATCTACAGCATCGAGAACCTTTCCGACTTTACTCAGATTAGATATTGCCTTCACACCCTTAGCAGGAAGACCTATCAGGCTATCCGGGGAGGTTACTATGTCCAACCCAACGTCACGTATGAAGTTGATAGTGTTATCTAAGAAATCTCTATCGTCAGGATTATCAGGCCCTGCTGTGAGGTCGCTGAATATTGTATTCTTTTCTATGGATGATATTAAATCTTGTGGCGTAGTCTCGCCTCGAGCACCTGTGATCGTATCTTGAATACCATCATCTATGTCACGACCTTCAATTAGATTAACCAATCCTCGTCTAGTGGTTGAACCCGGAAGACTTACCGCTTTAAGGGTGTCCTCTATTACGGTTGTTTCTGGTTTAACCTTGGCCATGTATTACTCGTCAGCAGGAGTGAACATCTCTTTGTTCTTTGATTTGAATGTGTCGCCTGTCTTATCTAATATAGTATCAAACTGATGTCTTTTAAGTATACCGTGTTCTATTAACTGTTGTCTAAGTACACTCATTTCATTTATAGCAGCTTCTTTCTGCTCATCTTCAGCTTCATTACTAGTCATAATAGCTACAGCGTCTGAAATCTTTAGAGATATATCAGACATCTGAGACTCATTAAGTTTATTAGCCATCTTATGCATGTTTAAATTAGCAGTCTCTTGAGCCTGTTTAACCTGAGCTTCATGTCTGTCACGATTAAGCTGAGTGGTAGCTCTACCTTGAGCCTCTCTAGCCTTATTAGCTCTACCAGTTTCTTTAGCCTGATCTTTTCTTACGTCAAGACCACCTTCTGCTACTTCCAGTTTTCTCTGCTGGCTTTCAAAGTCTGCACCCTGCCTAGGGTCTACAAGCTTCTTAGCTGCATCTGTGAATAGACTAGTCTCAGCTATACCCAATTGTCTGTTCGATCTATTTCTAAATGCATCCGCTTCTAAAGCTTCTGGTAATGGATCACCTACGAAATTGCCAGATTCTAATTCTGCTCTGGCCGTATCAGGGTCATCGTTCAATAGGAAGTCTGCAATCTTTTTACCTGCACCCGATACTAGGTCAGAGAAATCTATACTTGGTGTAGCCTTTTCATTATTTCTAAATGGATCAAACTTCATGCCATCAGGGTTTAATTTATCCTGTCTCTCTTCAGCTTCTTCATTGACCTCATCAATAAACGGCTTGGCACTATTTCTAACATCCTCGATAGACATAGGTTTTTTACGTGCTCTAAATTTATCAAGCTCAGTCTCTTTTTTAGCCATTACTTATCCCTTTAACTTAGAAGATAGTTTACCTTGCTTCTCTTTGGCATCACGCCTAGCTTTAAATTCAGCCAATGCATCAGACTCTTTCATGCTAGCACCACTATCTTGAGGTGTTAAATTCTGTATAACTTCAGCACCTGGGGTTCTAATATTAGCACCCGATGCCATAGCCTGACCTGCTGCTAATTGAGCTGCAGCATTACCCTGAGCAATAGAATCCATATCTGACAGCAATTGAGCGCCAGATGCTCTATCTCCAATCTTCTCTCCCATAGCAAGGGCTTTATCAAAAAGCTTAGAGAACATACCGCCACCACCTGATGCTCCAGATGTTCCTTGGAATCCACCCTGTCCACCTGCGGCAGTCATACCGCCACCCATAGCTCCACTGCTTGATCCTGTTATCATTGGTCCTAGTGCTGCAAATGACATAATATTCTCCTAACTAAAAAGTCCACCACCGAGCATTCCGGCGACTGGACCACCAATCTGGTTACCTAATGATGTACCAAATTTTCGTTTACCTAATTGGTTTTGCGTATCTGCTATATTTTTACCAGCTATATTGCCAGCATCAATGCCAGTTTTAATACCGAGTCTTTTTAATTCAATTAACGGCAAGTCTCTCTGTGCTTGGAATTGTCTCTGTATCTGACCACCGAAATCAGCAGCGGCTAATTCTGCCTCTGTCTGTAATGCATCAGCCTGACCTTCTTGTTGAGCTTCAGATATATTTCTTTCACTCCTGCGAGAAGCACGTTCTTGTGCTCCAGAACCAATACCACCCTGTAGTCCAGCAGATGCAATGGCGGCATCTAAATTACCTTTACCTAACGCTCTAGTTTTATCTAATGATTTCTGAGCATTCTCTCTAATGGCATCACGTTGAACAACACCAGCTTTGGTAAGTTCATCTATATCTTTATTTGCCAGGGTACTTAATGGTGATATCACATCATCCAATCTCTTACTGTCGAACCCTAATTGAGGAGCTACTGCCTCAGGACCAGAGAGGAATTTTTTAACCTTGCTGAATATACCCATTATCTATCTCCAACGCTATCTTCGTAATGACTCAAATCCATAGGGACTTCATTGTTATCATCTGGTGTCATATCAGACAGGGTAAGAACCATCTCTTGTTTATACTGTTCTTCAAGAGCTTTACTGTCTTCACTTCTAATATCACCATCTTTCAGATAAGCTTGTGTCTTAACATATTGTACCAGAAATCTACTGAACTCATCAATATCTGTTTCGTCTGCGTCTAATACTAACTTCTTAGCGTTCCTAATATAATAGATGACTAAGTTACCAGTCCTTGATTGCTTTGGATATAAGCGCATCTTACGGCCTGCTGTGGCGTCATTACTGGGTGCCCATCGAAGGATGGATGTTGATGTATTATTGTTATATAGATCATCTTCTTCGGCTCTAAGGATGTCCTTAACTCTCCTGACCTCATGGGTAGCAGTAGAGGAACCTGTGTTGTCTGTATATATAACCTTCCTAATCTTGTTTGCGTATACATCTGAGGGGTAATCTATGTATTGATCCACACCGTAAGTGATTGGAATCGTTATACTGTCTAGGAAATAGTCCTCATATAATGTATGGATTTCACCTTCTGCTACATTGATAGCGTCATTGGTCCATCTTGTTAGGTCTGAAGCACTGATAAAATCCTGCTCATCTAGGTCAAGATCATCAATAACCTGCTGTTTAATCTCGGCTAGTGTAGTCATTCTAATGCTCCAAGTCTGCTCTCAATATTTCTAAGAATCTCTTGTATCTTAACAAGCGACTTAACCACAGTCTCCATGTTTGATCTTTCAATTTCATCAGTCGGATAGTTGATCTCGTCTAATTCAATATCATACTCTGGATTAACCATTATCGCCATCCTCTGATTTATCATACCTGTCGCCAACATTAGACGCATCAGCATAGGTTATTGTAATCTCTTTCACTTCTTGTCGTACTTCTTTTTTATACCCAATGATATGCCATTTCTTATTTGCTCCGGGACTAATTGTACCGCCAGATACAGTAAGAACTTGGTCTGCTCTGTTAATAATTGTATGCTCAGCGGTATATCCTTCTTCTTCAAATACGATCCTATCCACGCTTATATCTATAGGCCATTCATCTGTTCCAGATAAAGTGACGAATATATCGCTTGGGTTTGATGGGTTAACGTATGATACAACAGCCTCTCCCCACCAGTCACTATTGTATAGTATGGTTTTTGATGGCTCTATCGAAACACTCTTGGTTCTGAATCGACTATGACCTCTTGGGAAATGTCTCTGTTTTGATTTTGTATCAGCATTACGCCATTGGATTTCATTATCAAGCCATAGCACATTATCATCACGCCATAACCATCCACCGAATCTTCTGATCTCTACCATATCCTTGATCGATCTCTCATCATCATTATTACTGGCTGGCAAGATGGATTGATTTGTATCAGTCTTGATTGTGATAGTGGTTTCTCTTCCCCATTTCCTAATAGCACTGTTGCCCATATTAAATGTGGCAGTCTCTAGCTTATAGGGGATATGTATTGGTAACCAAGATGATGCTGGTGTTGCCTGATCTCTTTGGAAGTGAGTTAGATTATCTCTGTTGTGACCGTATATATATCCAAGCTCATCACCTCTGTATATCGTATTACCATCTGCCATTACAGCACTTGATAACATTTGAGAGCCTTTAGCTTTAGTGAATGCAGTACCAGCCTTTATGTTGAATATCCACCACTCATTGTTTTCTGAATCATCATCAGATGTAGCGAATACTATTCTCTGTTCTTTATCGAAATAGGTAGCAGTAATCCTTTCGCCTCTACTGTTATTGGCAGAGATAACCGAGTAGCTATCTAGAAGTCTTGGAGTTATTAGAGATACATTGAATCCATCAGTAACATAGAAACCATTAGCTCCACACCAGTACATTCTGTCATTAGCGACGATAATACTTCTGTGACTTATACATCCAGCGGTGTCTGAGATAGTCTTCTTTCTCATACTACCGTTACCTGCACCATCTAGCTGACCTTCAACTCTATATATCTTTGTCTTAGTCATTACGATAGCGATACCATTTAATGATCCACCACCCATGATTGTGTCATCAAGGTCAAGATATGCTGTCGGGTCTATAACGCCAGGATTGCCGGGTACTGATTGATAAACTCTGTACGGCCTAACGTATTCTGTTACAGCTCTTGTTGATACATCCTGAACTTCCTCAACTGCATTCATAAAATATATCGCATCATTCGATACTGTCACATATTTACATTTTGGAGCAGGGTTATACTCAGGGGTTTCTTGATTGTAAATGATCTCGCCATTCTGAAGAACGTCATCTTCTACAACATCCTGCCTAAGTCCACCCGGTAGAGAATTAATATCGTACTCGCCAAGTAGTTCTGTAGCTGGATTGCCAGTAGTAGGTATCTTATAATAAGTTGTTCCATTGCCAGTAGTTCTATATATTTCTAGTTTTATATTGGCTATATCATACTGAGAACCTGGCGCTGTAATACCAAGCGTATCAATATCTGTAGCATTCATCTGAGTACCAGCCGTAATCTTTGCTATCTTCTCAATTCTATCTGAGAAATTCACAGGGCCTACAACTCTGAATACTGTATTCTCTACGTTATATTCATATGAGTAATGATAAGCATATATGTAACCGTAACCAACACCGGGGTCTGTAGCAACCAAAGTCATATCATCTGATACGAATGGCAACCCTGCCTCGAATGCATTAAGAACACTAAGGTCATCCTTATAGATAACTCTAGGCCTATTGTATTGCAATGGAGATTCCTGACCAGTGTTTGTTACGACTAGCTGATCTCTCCATCTCGCTGCATTTGGATATGATGTATTACCGTAATATGGAAATAGAGGTGATGTTAAATTAACAGGATCAATCTTGGTTAATGTTCCACCAGACGGGTCTAATTTATACATATGCTCAAACCTGTTGACGAGTACATCATCACCAAGCTTAAAGATACCCATTATCCTTTTAACATCTTCGCTGTCATATACGACATTGTAGCCCGGTACAAGCTCAGGCTTTCCGATCTCATTCACGTAGTAGTTAGTGAGTTCTTTATGTTCCCCCGGAGCAGCATTCACATGCTTATCAGTTATACCACCGGAGAAATCTGTTATCTGTATTTGCTTGTACTGTAATGGCATTAGAAGTAAACCACCCTCATATCAATAGTGTTATCATTAGTATACACCCAGATATTATCTGCATCTATAACTTCTTGAGTCGGGTAAAATTCTGTATAATATGCACCATCAACATAGAAGAACCTTCTCATATTATCTAGTGTCGGGATAAGTGGTAATGTAACCTGTGCTCTATATGACCCATTAGCCTGAGCAACCCATGTTAACCCACCAGCTATCGTTAAATCCTGTACTTCTTTTGTGAAGTTAAGGGAGATACTCTTAGAGTCTGCACCTGTATGGCTATGGTTAGCGATACGATCCATGAACTCTTCCATGATATCAGCTATATCATTACCTTTCTCTTTAGGTGATGGTATCTGATATGGACCGTTGGTTAGGTTTTCTGTACCGGGTATATCTTGTGCCATAATTATTCCTGTGGTCTTGGGTGATCTGTATTAATTTGAACTAACTTATCTCGCATCCCATCTAATAGGCTACTGTCACCTAGGATTTCTTTACGCATAAGAGCCTCAACAAACCCATCAACAGACAGGTCATTGTCAGCTATAGCCTTATATAAATCCTTCTTCCATTTGCCTTTAACAGCTTCTGGGGATGCTTTAACTTCAACATCTTTAGCTTCTAACTCTGCCAGTTTCACTTCAGCATCTGCATGATCTTGATTGGATATGATATTGTCACGTACCCACACTGCCATATTTGGCTCACTGTGAAGTTCATGGAAAGCTCGCCTATCTACGGCTTTAACTCTTTCCTTTAGACTATCAATACGCTCTTTCTCGACCTGTCTAACTATCTCGGCAGCCTCTTCTTGAGCAGCCCTTTCAGCTTCAGCTTCATCTGCAAGCCTAGACTCTTCGGCATCTCTAAGCTCATCTATATAGACTTCAAACTCTTTATCTATAAGGTCATCAAGTAGAGCTGGCTTCTCATCGAGAGCATCGCCATACTTACCTATAACCCTAGTGGTTACTATAGTTCTAACATCGTCTAGTGTGAGTGAATTGATTTCTTCTAGTGTCATGTTGTTACCTTAGTTTTGTTATTTTAACTTGAGTATATATCTCAGAGTAACCCGCAAGATCCATAACAGTACCACCATTTGTAGGCCCAGTATTTAGATAATGCTGAATCTCAAATACCTTAGCGGTAGCTATTGTTACAATAGACAAACCAATAGGTGTTACTGTTGCCACTACCTGCGACTCTGCGTTAGAGCCTTGTCCAGCATCACTCCCATCAGTTATATTTCTAAGCCTTGTAATTGCCCTTCCACCACCATTCATTGGCGACCACCACTCTAAAGAATAACTACCCTTATTTAAGGTGAACTGATTCGCTGATAATGACACTATAGAAGTATCACCCTCTACTGTGGTTAGATCCCTTGTTGTCCATGTATCATCAGGGATTGTCTGACTTGCCGTATTTTGAGGTTTAATGTCTTTTATATAAGCCACCTTCTGTACTGGAACAGCGGCTAGGAAGGTGGCGTCTGAGGACCAGCCTTCGATAGGTGCAGAAAAAGAACCTTTTATAATTACAAAAGCATTATTTAATGCAAATCTAGTAGAACTTATAAACTTAACTGAGTTAGCTGTAGCTGTTCCGTTCTCATTAACTACAGAACTAGCTACAAGTCTATATCTCGTAGAATCATAAGGAATAGCTAGTAAATCACCGGGAGTGTCACTACCTCCATACACAACCCTTAACCCACTATATCCTTCTGCATCAAACTGGGAGGGGTCAGAACCAGTGTGAAAAGTTGTTCCAAATGCAAATTCTTTTCCGTTTGGTAAAGTGAAAATATATTCACCAGAACCAGCAGACCCAGCACCAGTTTGATAGTAATTAACCTTAATTTCACCCATGCTTCCGACTTGTCGTATAGATGTGTAATCTGTTGATACCGTTCCTTTTGTTGGGTCAGTAGTAGCTCCTTCAATGGTTAAAGCTTCTTCTGTCAAGAAGTCGCTTAATGTGTCTCTAGCTGGAGTTACTACGTGCTCTGATAATTCATTAACGGTAAGTTGGATATTACTTCCCTCATGTATATACCCTTGAACTATAGATGTGCAATTAAATTCCAGCGTATTATTACTGGCAGTAAACTTATGATTTATAAACATAGTATCAGAATGATTGGTAGTATATCCATCTCTGAAATATGTATTTTCTATATTCACACCATCATGGACAAATTCAATATTGCAATACTTGTCACCGAGGCCCCCGTTATTAGCGTTAAACTGGAACTTACCACCTATACTGTATTCCTTTCCGATAATTAGATTATTAAAAGTTAAGGCCGACATTACGCCAGTGGTGGATATGTTACTCCCAAGAGTTTTTGTCTCAGTCGATTGGTCAAATAATTCCTTATAAACAAACGGATTAGTAGATAGTTCTACATCAGAGA